GATCGCCACCGCCATCCGCCGCCTCTCTATCGAGCGGGGCGATCAGGATGGGAATGCGGAATGATCGGACTCGTCGCCATCATTGCTGTGCTTGGGATCATCGTCAGCCTAGCGCTCTCCGTGTCCCTTCGCGGCTCACCAAGCATGCCGGTGACACGCACGCATCGCGGGCTTGAGATGAAGGCGCACAAGGGTCGCCTGGTCTACATCCGCGAAACGCAAAGCGAGCGCGAGATATGACCCCTCCATCCTCCGTATCACGGATACCCATTATGACCGATGACGAACAAGGTACGGGCGCGTCCGTTGGACCGGGCTCGCAGGCCTACGGCCCTGAGCCAGCTACGCCGTCTCAGCCTGTCGGTGCTGATCCCTCGCGCGTGTACGTCCATATCTATTCGCCGCCAGTAACCGATCGCAGCATATCAAGCGGGCATTGTGGCGACTGCAAACGCCGCACTCGGTTCGCTGGCTTTTTCCAAGATTGGCATGGCTGGAATCACACTTGCCTTCGGTGCGGTCGGGTTTGGGATGACGGCGAGTGGATCGCATTGCCATTCATCCGCAGCGCACGAAAGCGCAACGTAGAAGCCGCAAAACAGCGCTGGCGTCGCCTCCGCGATAGGGATGCTGGCTCTGCTGGAGACGCACAGCGGCTCCACTCCGAAGGAGCAGCAGCCCGGCCCGACAGGGATCGCCCACAACCCAGCGAGGAGCAGAAGGGATGACCACTTCCACACAGCAATCAGCAATAGGCGCAGTAACCTGGAAGCGTCTGCCCCCGGATAAGTACTATGGCGGCTACACGTCGATCACGCTGCCAAACGGCGATCAGTGGGCCATAGCGCGCGCTGGTGACGATGTAGACGAGATCCTACACGCTCTACTCGCCAAGCTAGACGAGATACCCGCTACTCCAGAGGTGAGGCAGTGACGGCTCCCGGCTGGCCCCGCATGATGCGCCGGCAGACTGCCGCGCTATACTGCGACCTATCCGTGCCCGAGTTCGAGCGCGAAGTATCGGGTGGACGCCTCCCCATGCCCGTCAGGCTCGGCAATAGCGAACATTGGAGCCGCGTCGCAATCGATGAGACGCTAGGCCGGTTGACCGGCGACAGCGGCCATAACTGGCGCGCAGGATCGAAGTTGTATGGCCAAAGCGCCGCCTAAGCCCCTCGCCTACATCAAGACCGTGCGAGCGCGGGGCAAGGTGTACGAGTATTTCCGCACCGGCAAGACGGTCGACGGCAAGGAGGTGTTGCAGCCTCTTCCGTCGCGGTCTGACACCCGCAATTTCGGCCAAGTGTACGCAGCGATGGTTGGCGCGCGGATGGCTCGTGAGAATGTGCCACTCGCCCCGTCCGTGCGCGAGCTGAGCAGCGCCTACCAGCGGGACGAGAAGTTCACAAAGCGGGCCGTGTCGACCCAGAATACATATGTCATCTACCTGCGCCGGATTGAGGACGAGCTTGGCATCGCTCCGGTTGACCAGGTAGAGCGTCAGGACGTGGAAGCGTTGATGGACAAAATGTCCGACACGCCCGGCGCGGCCAACATGACGCTGCTGGTGCTGCGCAACCTGTTCAAGCTGGCGGTGCGCAAAAAGTGGGTGCGGCAGGATCCATGCGAGGGCGTGGAGGAGCTGGCCAAGAGCGGCAAGACGCACGAACCGTGGCCCATGCCGCTGCTGCAAGAAGGATTGGCGGATCCGGTGTTTGGCCTACCGATCGCGCTCCTGTTCTACACCGCGCAACGCATCGGTGACGTGTGCGCGATGCGCTGGGATCACGTCCGTGACGGTTATATGGCTGTCAAACAGGAAAAGACCGGGCTTGATCTAGATATCCGCGTCCACGCTGATCTTGCTCGCATCCTAGCTGCGACACCGAAAAAAGCGATGACGATCCTGCACGATCCTAAAGGCGCGCCATTGAAGCGCGAGACGCTGCGGTCGCAGTTGCAGGCTTGGGCGTCTGAGCGCGGCTATCAGATTGTGCCGCACGGGCTGCGGAAGAACGCAGTCAACATGCTGCTGGAAGTCGGCTGCACGGTAGCTGAGACTACCGCCATATCTGGCCAGTCACTCAAGATTGTCGAGCTGTACGCTAAGCGGCGCGACCGCAAGAAACTTGGCTCCGCAGCGATCTTGCGGTGGGAGCGAACGGATGAGGAACATGGAAAACGCGAGAAAACGGTGTGACTTTCTTGTGTAAAAACCGACGCTTGATCTTACAGCCCCGTTATGTAAGACCTAGCGGGAAAGCTGACGTTTCGCGGTTTGTTCGCGGAAAACAGGGCCGCCGCAGTCCTGCCGTTGTGGAGGCTTGTGGAAAACAAAACGGCCCCGCCCGACGGCAATCGGACGAGGCCAACCAGAAGACCGTAGGAGGGTCAAATGGCTAAGCGCAAAGTAGCGATGCTACCGCCGATTGTCATGGCGGATACTGTCACGCTTGAACCTGAGTTTGTCGCACGCATCCGGCGTTTGATTGACGCTCATACCGGCGAAGGCGGCACAATCTCACTCGAAGGCGGACCCTACCTGAGTGCGCCTAATCACGGGCTTCACGCGAACGCTGGGCCGGTGGATGAGCACACCGACGGAGCAGGTTATACCTACGGCCTGATTGTCATAGCCGACGACGAGCATTGGCTGCTCGCAGAAGGACAGAAGCTGCCGCTTCGGGCAGGTGACGTGTTCCGCATCAACTCCGATCTGCCGCACTCAACCGAATGCTCAACCGTGAGCGGGCTGATTGCGTTCGTCGCCTATGACTTCTTCCATTGCCGATATCCGTGGCCTCACGCTCCACGCAAGTATGAGCTGACCACGCCCGACATGCGGCTGGAAGATTACGGCGCGACTGCTGTTGAAAGCATGATTGCACGTCTGAAAGCGGAGGCTGAGGTATGAGTGACGAACTACTGGAGCTTGCTTTGCGCATAGAGGCAGCGAGCGGGCCGGATCGCATCTTGGACGGTCTTATCACCGTCGCAATTGATGGCGATCGGCGCACGATCCTCTACAATGAGCCCGGCCCGTTTCCGCAGAAACCCGTATACGGTCCGATCCGCGATCTGGCGCTATCCGGCGCGGACCTCGCAAACTATATCAACGCTCCGGTTTATACCGCATCGCTCGACGCCGCCATGGCGCTGGTGCCGGAAAACGCGGACTGGATGCTCGACAACTTTGACGGGCCGGTCGGAAAACGCTGCACGGCAGAGACGTTTGCCAAGTCCGGTGTCGGCCGCGATGGCTTCGGCACCTGCTTTGCCGCCACTCCCGCCCTCGCGCTCACCGCAGCCGCACTCCGTGCCCGTGCCCGTGCCCGTGCTTCCCATCTACGTATGGAGGTAGAGTAACGATGGACCAGAAACACCCCGCCGGAGAATCAGTCAAATCGGAGGTTAACCCATTGTTATCGCTGAGATTTACCCCGCCGGTAGCTGAAATGCAAATCGGCCCCCGAGCCGAGATACAGCGTCTACGTAAGGAGGGGGAGTGATGGACAGCCCCGGCGATGGCAAAACGCCGCCTATTGAGCCGCAGGACTTCATCGGTGGTGTTACCGTGGTAGACTTTGGGGATCTGCGCGTTGCCCGAGGCTTGAGCCGTCGCCCGGCGCGCTTGTGCCGTCACCACGGCTTGCGGTATGATCCTCGCGAACGTCGCATCTGGTGTGCCGACTGCGAGAACGATGTCGAGCCATACGACGCGTTCGAGTTGCTAGTGGAGCATTTCGACCGCGCTCAGAAAAAGACGCGGCGGATGCTGGAAGAAGCTCAAGCGGCGCAGGATCACGCTCTCATCTCTATAGCAGCGAAAGAGATGGACCGCCACTTTCGCCGCAAAAAAATGGTGCCGACCTGTCCGCACTGCAAACAAGGTATCTGGCCCGAGGACGTGAAGGGCATGGGCGCGATCAACAAGGAATGGGACGCAGCCGTGCGCAACCGTAGGCTCTCCCCACCCTCTACTAAGGAGTAACTGAGATATGGACAAGCAGACTCCCGAGCAGATCATGACAGCTTATCGCGAGGCTTATCAGAGCGCCAACGGCAAGTCGGTGCAGATCGATTATTTCCGCGGTTGGTATGCAGTCTACACTGGCGGCGGTTTTCAGTCCAGGCATCGCGCTCGCGAAATTGCCGATCTGACTACCCGCCTCCGCTATCGTGCCTCACAGGTGCAGTCATGACAGTAGAGGTGACAGAGGAACCGCTGCCTTGCGATCTACACGGCTCGTTCTCGCGATGGTGCGGGCACTGTCTTGAGGTCAACGGGTTCAGTGACCCATACGACGCTCGGCTGGTAAGCTACCTGCGCGCGCAAATCCTCGGCTCAGAGGCCATCCGTGCTGGTTCTACGGGAGATAAGGGGTAAGCTAGGGGCGGCTTATTCGGAGTTTCACCGACCCGGTCATCCGCTCGGCTTTCGCCTACGCCACGGAATGCCTACCGTTCTTCTCGGATCACCGCCCCCGCAAAGCCCGATGCCGAAGCAGAGCGGGTGCACATCCCTTCTACCACATCCACCCTTGACCGCAACAAGAACGTGACAAAAGCTGCGAGTCGTGTATGGTGATCGGGCTGCGGATATAGCGGACAAGGCTATGGCCCGTGACAGAGAACCTCGGTTGTGGGAGCCGGTTGCGTCATCCGCGAAGATGGCCGGCGCTATTCACCACGGTACGCCTGAGGGGCGGAAGCGAGCTGGTAGAGGCGCGCATCCGGCTTGACGGGAATGGATAATGAAGCCGGGATGGGAAGCGAGTGGCTCACTGTCCGCAGCAACTGTTCCGCGTTCGTCTAATGGTAGGACACGGCCCTTTGAAGGCTGCAATCATGGTTCGAGCCCATGACGCGGATTCAACCTCTACCCCCTCCCCCACCCTTCGCATACACTCTCCCTATCGACTCGGGAGAGCAGTATGCAGCAGGACAATCCGCCAGAGCCTCCCGTATCGCCTGGATGCCTAGGATGGCTGCTTAGCTGGGTTCCTTGGGTGAAGCATCGGCTTCCCGCACCGTCACAGGGTCGGTAGGCGTGCCCGTAGGTGCTGTTGCGGTCTGCTTGACAAGGTCGGCGTTGACCTGCGCCAGATTGCGTCCGCTAGACGTGCTGCCGAACTCCGACTGCACCACCGAGCCGCCCCAACCAAACACGATGCCGAGCGCCAACAACAGCGCCTCGTTATTGCCATCGGGCACCTTGACGAAAAATAACAGCAGCAGGCCGGCTGCGGATAGCAGGAGCGCGGACCAACCGACGACGACGCGGAATGTGCGGTCGTTCACGATGCCAGCCCCTTGTACACGCGAGCCTCAGCCTCGCGCCGGCGGGTCAATCCGTTCAGCACCTTCCCTGCGGCCTTGTTCCAGAGCAAGAATTGACCGGCCGCGCCGTCGTAATCACCCGCACGATGCTTTTTGAGCAACGTGGACGATCCGAGGTTGCCGAGCCCGACGTTGTAGGCGAACGAAACCAGAGCGCCCTTCTGCGCGCCCGTAGTGGGCGATCCAGCAAGCGCCTTGTCCACGCCACGCGCGAACTCCGCAACATGCTCTACGAGCCGCGTGTCGGCCTGCTGCTGCGTCCAGCGAGTGCCGAGCGCTATCGGTTTGCCCGAGCTGTCCGTCGTACTGCCCCAACCGATCGTGTAAGGCTTCCCGCCAGTGCCAGGATCATTGTAGGCGTCGAGCTTGCAGCCCTCGAACTGCTTGATGAGAGACAGCGCATACGGCAACCAGTCGTCATCGCCAGCGCGGGCCAAGCCGAAGTCATCCGCCAGCCTGTCGATCACCGCGACGTGCTCAGCGGAGAAGCGCTTGTCGGGCGCGAACTGGCGGATGCTGTCAAACAGTGCTGTGCGGGTCATAGCTTACCCCTTGCTCGCAGGTGACGCCGCGCTTGGCGGGTTGCGCGAAGGTTGCGGATCTCGTGCTGGTGATCGCGCCACGTGCGGCCGATCAGGAACATCAGCACGCCGTAGGTGAGGATCGTGGCGGGCCAACCCTCGAACGGCGTCTCTCGCGGTTCCCAAATGGCCGGGATCGTCAGGAAACTGGTGCCACCTACCAACCCAAGCCCGGTGCGCTCCACGATGTTCATGGTATCGCGAAAGCGGGTCACCTTGACCACGACAACGCCAGTCAGCAGCAGACGACCGATCGTCCAGATGATTGCGAGTAGCGTGGGCGTCATGCCGGTTCCTCCGCTTCGAGCAGCTTTTCAAGGCGGCGCTTGAGCCAGCGGATGATGACCGGTACGAAAGCGTTAGCGCCGGTTGCGCCAATGTACGTGAAAAAGCACAATGCCCGCATATTCTCGAGCTGCACGCCGCCAAGATCGCCCACGAGGTATGGCACGCCGAACACCGCGAAAGCGGAGCCGACGAACAGCGTCATGACGATTTCTGACCACTTCATCGTGCGCCAGGGCATGAACGACAGCGCAGTGATGGACCCGGCTAGAGCCGCCATCGCGATATACGCCATGCGCGCGTTGTCGTGGCTCTCATTCATTGCGCTTCCGATCGCGCGATGCCGAGAACGGCCATGCGGCCCAACCGACGAAGGCGAGCGCCAACAGCAAGCAGATAATCGGCACAGTCGCCTCCCCCGATCATGAAAAGGATGGCGAGCTGGACCGTTAGCCCCATGTCGAGCACCGCCGCATAATCAACGTATTTAAAGCCAAACGCGTAGGCCGTGGCGTAGGTCGACAGCTTCACCAGATACGGTGACCAGAGCAGCGGAGCCCACCAGGTGCGCCACCCTACCCCAATCACCGCCATCATGCTCAGCAGGTCAACCACCGCCCACGCATCGACATTGTGCACCGGCAATCCGATGGCGTAGGCTACGAAGGCCGGTGCTGCTGGCGCGTAGATCCAAGGCATAGCGAACAGCAGCCAGTTGACGGCTACAACTCCGCTAACCGCGACTACGACGCTGCGGTCCCGCTTCGCGCAGAGCGAGACGAGCATCGCCGCGAGGCAGAAGATGCCAAAGAGCGCCAGCTTGAGCATTAGCGCGGCTTCGGGCCACCCGGCTCAGGCGGGTTCGTGGTTCCGCCACCGCCGCCCTGCGTGGCGCTGCCGCACCGCTCGGTATATTCCGCCTCAAGCGCCGCCTTGCGTGCAGGATCACTCTCCTGTGCGATCAGGTCGCGAAGGTCAGGGCATGAGATTGCCGCAGGGGTGTCCATCTTCTTCTCCTTTCCGGGTAAGCGCCCGGTGCGCGTCAGGTTAAGCAGGACCGTAAACAAGTGACGTAGGTGGAATTCCTAAGCTCAAATCACGAGCGATCTTTTGATACTGCGGCTGCGGCTGCAAATAGCCGGCGTCAGGCAAGTGAAAGTCATCGCCATTGTTGTATATGGCATCCCAAGCACTATCGCTAGTAATCAGCTTACCAAGAATGGCCGCGTGATCAACAACTACTGCACCGTTCCGCGTGGCAACACGCCGAGTAAGCATGGCAATCTCCCAGTGTCGCCACGAAGTTGTGACTAACGCGCCGGTGCCGGACAAATCCCGCTGGACCAGCGCTTGTGACGTGGGAGGATATACCTGCGTTTCGTTGTCAAAGGCGTTCTGACGAATAGAGAATGTCGGATCATCCCTGTCCGCCATGATCGTGCCGTTGACGCGAACCCAGGCACCGTTCGGGTCAATCTCGGCGATCGTATGCGTTGCACCATTGTAAGTGCCGTCGTTCGGCTTAAACTCAAGCAACGACGAACCGACCGCGAGCAGCCCGTTTCCGAACTGATTGAACAGGTCGAAGGGCACGTACTGCCCTGCCCCATTTACTGCATATGCCGAGATACGCTGATCGGCGCGGGTGAACACGATCCGCAGGAAAAACGCGATCATCGATGTTACCGGCCACGTCATCAGCACTTCAGGTGTGACTTGGAAGCGGTTGTTGTTGAGGCTGCGAAACGGGTGCGGCAAAGGGTCGTTTACAACGATCACCTGCGTACCCATCGCTTGGAAGCGCCGGATCACGTCTTCAAGTGCGGTCTCGTATCCGCCTTTGGTGTTGTTCGGTCCTACATAGCCCTGATATCCCATGAAAATATTGGCGATGCCGTCGTTGGTTCCGACGTTCAGTACCGCGATATTCGGCGTTCGCGTGATGCCGTCCATCTGGCCGTTGATCTGCACCGCCCAACTTCCGTTAACGGAATACTGATCTAGCTGCACCTGACGGTTAGGTTGCTGGGTTTGCAGCGCAGCGCGGAACTGGTTGCCGGGGCTCAGCGCGAACGACGAGGCACCGAGAGCGTTGCCGTGACTGTTCCCGAACTCCGCAACGACGATCGGCACCTGCGTAACGGTGCGGACCCCTGCGGAAAACGTAATGCGGTTGAACGCTTTGCGAGCCACCGAGTCCATCGTCGGGCCCCAAGGATCGTACACGCCAGTCTCACCCGGTTCTCCACGGTCGCCTTTATCGCCCTTCCCGCTATTCATCGCCACGTTAGGTACACGCCGTATGAACGTCGTGGCGTCTTTGCCGTATAGGTCTAGGTGGTACGTGCCCGGCTCGACGTAGAAGCTGAGATTGCCGTAATCGTCCGTCATCGCCATGTTGGCGGTGAGCGAGGTCGCCATGATCGGCGTACCGTTGTTGTCGCCAAAGATCGGAACTGCGCTCTGGGTCGCAGGATCAATCACTCGAGCGTAATAACCCACTAGGCTGTCGCCGAAGGTGTTTGTAATGGTTTCGTAGAAATGGTGCATCAGTCGTTCCCCTCCGCGGAGAGTGTGATGGTGATGTCAGCGGTTGCGGTGGCCCCAAGGCTGTCTGTGCACGTCACGCGCGCAGTCGACATGCTTTCGGTGTAGGGCGAGATTGTCGCTGAAAATGTGGTGTTAGCCGCTGCCGGGCTGTTGATAGTCGCAGTGCCGGTCAGCAGCGCCCACGAGTAGGTATAAGGACCCAGCCCGCCCCGCGGTGTGGCGTCGGATGCGTCCGTGGACACGCGAACCGGACGGCGCGACGTGGTGCGCAGGAACCCGTACAGGTCAGACGCTCCAATCGTCAGCGGCTCGATAAACGCAACGATCCTCCGCCAATCGCCATCGAGATATGCCTCGCCATAGGTTAGGCTCCGCCATTGACCGCCGATCTGTATCTCGCCGCGGCCGGGTGAGCGCCAAGCGCCCGCGATGAAGGCGTCCATTAGCTGTAGTAGAACACCACCATGCCCTCTGCCGCAGTCGGGCGGGGCGAGCCTTGCGGCAGGAACATGACACGACCATCACTCTGCCCGCCGTTGGCATGGTGCAGGTATGCGCCCCTGCCCTGCCGCGAGATGTCGCCAGTGAGCACACCGCCAGCACGAGGCAGGAAATCACCAACTACCGGAATGCGGTTGAAGGTGTCGCGCACGACCGCGGCGATGTATCTAATTACATTGTCGACATCGCCAGGCGAAGCGCCCGTACCCATGTACTTGCCGCCAATCGTTTGATTGTCGTCGGGCGTGGTCGAAAACTCGCTTGCGTCAGGCATAGCGAAGGCTCCCTATTTACGATAAGCGAGGCGGATGGACACTTGGCTCAAGGTGCTAATCAGCGTCGTAGGGTTCGGCGCTGGAGCCGAAGCGCTGAGGCAGTACCAGCAGTGGAAGACGCGACGCTACGAGCGCACGGACCGCAACGTCGGATTTTGGACCGACGCTCGCGTCTTGTGGGTAGAAGCGATCGTCGTCTTCGCTATCGCCGCTATCCCGTTCACCATCATCGTGCTGATGATGTCTGATCGCGGCTTGTCGTTCAGTTACGCCGGGCTGCTGGCATATGCTGTATTCAGTTTTACACTGCTGCGAGGTCTAAATCGCCCTTACGGGCCGTAGTCGACCAACAGTGGCGCACCAAAGAGCCCGCCTAGCCGAGCACGCCGCGCGATAGCATCACCCGCATTGATCATGCCCGGTGTGCGATCAAGCAAAGCGGAGTTGATTAGCGGCTGCGTACCTTCGGCATACAGAGGCGCGAGGACGGTGTTGCGAGCGGCGGCTCGGGCCTTACCGAACAGTCCGCCCGCTTCGATACGTCCTGCCGTCCCGCTATCAGGCACCTTTGACGGCAATACGTTCTGTGCTGCGCGTTGTAGATCATAGAACGGGCGGTCAGCGGTTGCAGCCGCGATCGGGCCATTGAACCGGCGCGCGTTTGAGCGGGCCGCACGGCCAAGCTGTGCGGCACTGAAAATGCCCTCGTTGTTGACGGCTTGTCCTACGGCATCCGCGAGCACGTTTAAGCGGCGATAGGAAGTATCCGCCGCCCCAAGCTGAGGCATCACGTCAGGTGCTTGGCGGTTGACCATACCCGAGAAAGCCGATCGGACATTACCCGCCGCGTTGTTGGCGAGGTTGCCCATCGCGTCGGAGCCAAAATCGGCATCACGCAGGCCCTGCAATACGTCCTGCATCTCAGGCCCACTTGCCGCGCCGTTGCTCATGACAGGATCAATGCGCTCGCGGACAGCATACCCGAACTCGGGGCCAGTGCGTGGGATGTTAAGCCCCTGCTGCACAGCGGAGGTCACATCCTGCTGAAACTGCGGCTCAGTCAGATCAAATGAGCGCCCATTCAGCGCGCGGCCGTAAGCGTCGCGCGTCTCTTGACGCAATTGCTCGATACCGTCCTCGGCATAGCCGCCGATCGCGTTCTGCGATGTAGGCGGGACCGACTGGCGAAACGCCGCGCGGTTCATGTCGATGAACGATTGACGCCGACGTGCGGTGATGTCCTCCCCGATGCCGCCAAAGCCGGAAAGACGGTCCTCACGGGCTTTCACCTTCCCACCCAAGATTGCGCCAGGCGTCATTGTCACGCCCTCAGCGCGCAACCCTTGCACGTCTGCGTTACGAACACCGCGCAGAGCGTTCCCGAGTGCGCGCGTACCAAGCCGCCCGAGATAGCCGCCTGCCACACCCTCAGCGGCACCGCCCAGCGCAGTGCCATCATCGCTGGCGCTCGCAACACCACCATAGACCGCATCAGCGATCGGCTGGCGAAAGCGCGAGAGCGCACCAAGGCCGCGCAAGGGCAAAGCGCCTTCGATCCCGGCACCTGCGAGCGCGCCACCTGCTGCGGTGCCGAGAAAAGACGATACTGGATTTTCGTTTGCAATGGCATCCAGGCCGGCGCGGGCGAGCGCCGGGTTGCTGGTAGCGCGCGACAGATTATTTGCCGTAAGAGCGTCTGCCGCAGAGGTGGCAAACGCACCAACTGGTGACTGCGCAGCGGTGTTGAGCATCTGTCGCGCCATGCTCATTGGCACCGACCGGTTCTCGACCGAGATAGCGTACTGGCTTAGCGGCACCTGTGGATTTTGTGCGTGGTATCGAGTTGCTGCGGTGACATCCGCTGCCTTGTCGTCGCCAAGACCCGGCTGCACCGAATTCATGTATGCAACGATGTCCTTGGCTGGCCTACCTGCGCCAATCATGCTGCGAATACGCGCGTTGACACCGCGCAGGGCGGGATCAGCTTCATCACGAGTGGCACCCGTCGCAAGCTGCATCTGCTGCTGCGGTTCCGGTGCCTGCGCGATACCGTACTTGGCTGCTACCTGCGGATTGCGGTAGTCCTCACCAGCCATCAGAGCGCGGACGTTCCGGTAATGCTTTTCTACGTTGGCGAGGCTTTCTTGAAGCTTTTCTGGACTCTGGGTTTGAGCCAGTCCAGCCACACTGTCACGTAACAGCGCGCCTTCTCGCTCAGTCAGACTACCTAGTCCCGACGCACCAGTAGGCGACGCTTGCTTTAGCTTAGCCAGCGTATCAAGCGTGATCCGCGATGATACGGTGCCTAGATCCCCCGACAGATCGGTAACTGCTTGAGGCTGCACCATTTCAGGCAGACGTGCGGCATATCCAGTTGACCAATTGCCGATCCCTGCACGCGCACGATTGATAGCGGCAAGGATTTCATCATCCGCCAGCGCCTGCATCAACTTCTGCTGTTGCGGATTAGCGGTTGATTGCTGCGCAGCCACGTCGCGCTGAGCCTTCACGGCTTCTGCTTCTGCCTTGCTTGCATTCGCAGCAGCCATCCGAGCGTCGTAGGGGGCAGTCGCAGCCGTCGTCTGGTACTGCTGCTGAGTACGCGCTAGTGTTGCTGCGGCCTGTGGTGCCTCATAGGCCGCCTTTGCCGCCTGCATCGGGTTCGGAGCGACAACCGACTGGTCGCCACCACTTGTCGACGGTCCCTGCACGAAGCGGAGGGGCTGGCCCTGCTCGTCAACTTCCCAGATATTACCGGCCTGATCGGTGGCGTATTGCTGAGCCATTATGCCCCCATCTTCCGAAGCACGCTATCTGCGTATGCGTTGGTCTTGCGTCCCCACAGGCGACGGTTAGGCCCGCCGTGGTAGTATTTCAGCGCGTCACGAACGTTGCCGGTCTTGCTCAGCGCTTCTTCAAGATAGCCCTGCCCGATCGCCGCCTGATACTGCGCTGCCGCAGGGCTATTGCCGCTCATCAAGTCAGGACGCCATGCAACGCCCAGCTTGCGCGCCACGCCCTGCCCGGTAGCCGGAAGCACCTGCGTGAGGCCCTGTGCGCGTCCATACTGCGTCTGCGGTCCGGTGATCCCCGTCTTGCCACCACTCTCTTGCGAGATAAGGTGCGGCAGGATGTCAGCGGATCGGAAAGCTACGCGACCCGAAGGTCGCACCTCCCATCGGCGTAAGTTTGCCAACCGGGGCACTAGGCGGGCCAGACATGCCGCCAGGCGCAGGAGGTGCGACGAAGCGACCACCACCCATGCCATCCGGTATCCATTGCGGTGCAGGGTTGGCGAGCGTCTGTGCACGCTGCTTGTACATTTGCCGACCCTCAGGCGACATGGGGTCAATGCCTCCTGCGGTCAGCGTGCGTGTAAATACATCGTCAGTCGGCTGCTTAGGATGCTCGACTTCGTAGTCGTATTGCTGCTTCCAGTCGGTGAACTTGTTGGCGCGTTCCGCCTGCTCTCGCTGCATCGTCGCTTGCGCCTGCTGGTGCATCATGCGCTGCTGCTGTAGCCCTTGCAGGAACGTGCCCTGTCCACCGCCAAACTGCGATAGTGTGTCACCGATTACACCCGCGATCAGGTGCTTGGTATCCGGCTCCTGAAACTGCGGAGCCATCGTTTGTGCCGCGGGCGGGGTTGCCGGATCGGTCGCCATCGGTGCGCCGAACAGTCCCCGGCGCTTCATGCCAGCCATCAGCATTAGCGGCCTCCTGACCCATAAGCCTGCGCCGCGTTACCGGCGATCTGCGCGATGATCGACCCGAGGCTAGGCGATGACTTTTGGGTCTGGTTCGTGTACTGTCCCAGGAGCCCACCGATACCCGCGCCTGCGCCCGCTGCCGCCTGGATAGGCATCTGCTGTGCGCTGGCGATATCGGAGATGGCAGACAGCGGCAGATATTGAGCCGCCGATAGTCCTGGCGCCTGCGCCGCGGCTTGATCCATCCGGCCCATCTGCGTGTTGTAGTCGTTGTATCGCAGCGTGTTGGTCGAGTTGGCGACGTTGCGGCTAATGATGTCCGCGAACGCCGACCCGCCCGTCAGGCCCCGCGTGCCGAGTGCGGCCGAAGTTTGGTTGCGTGCGTCGTTACCTGCCTGCTGCACGATACCGTCAAGGTACGGGTTGTTATTGAGATACTTGCCCGAGAGAACATCGGAATTGTACCCGCGGGCTGCGTTCACGTTCGCATCGCCCATCGTGTACTTTTCGACCAAACCCGGCACCAACGTTGATAGCTGGTCGGTGATGCCGGTCAGCTTCGGTGCCTGCGCGCTGTAGGCGTTGTTGATGTTCGACGCCGCACCTTCAACCTGGCTCGAATAGATCGGCTTGGTTGAGGTTTTCGTCTTGCCGCCACTAACGCCCATCAGAGATCCTTCTCGATCGTCACCTGCGTTTCGGTGTAGTCACTCAGAACCCGCGCCCATCCGCGCCGGGAAGCGATGGACCCGAGAATGGCACCGTGCTGCCGGCCCCACTGCTCGGCTTCTCGCACCAGCTTCACCACCTCGTGCATGTCACCCGCCGCGCAAAGACCGTGAACCTCCACAAGCCCGCCTGGGTACTGCCTGAGCGCCACCACGATGCAGGCCTTGTCATTCCCGAGCGCCGTCGCCTGTCCGGTCGCGACTTGGTCATCTAGCCATGCCAGCGGCCACTTCCGCTCGTCCAGCATGTCAGCGAAGGCGGGCCGGAATTGATCGTAGCTCAAAACAGGTCGCGCCACTCACCGTTCGCGTAGGTGCGGGCCTTAAACGTGGTGGTGTTGTAGTAGGTCTGCCCCTCGCCCGGATCGGTCGGGTCAGCAGCAAGCGGCGTAAACGGGTAATCGCTGCGCCGGCTCGCGTAGGTCAATAACCCGTTGACCGCGTTAGCCACCTTGCGAGGCCAGTCCAGCCCCTTGCCATCGACGGGAACAGGAAGCCTCACCGCGACCCTCCCGCCTCAAACTCAAGGTCAACGCCCTGCGAGTAGGTCCACACCGTACCTGCCTCGTGCGTCTGCGTGATAGACACGTAGCGCCCGCGGCATCGCAGCGGCACGCGCCCGCTCGATTGCATCGCGCCGCCCGTCGTGACCGCCTGATCGCTACCCATCTGCTGCCGTGCGTCCAGCGAGATAGACACGCCAAGCGTAGCATCGGTGATCGGCCATGCTGCCCGTACACGCGAGACGTTGGGATCAGCCGGCGCAATCCATCCCATCTTCAACGTCGCCGGCATGTTAGGTCCCGACAGCGCGCCGACCTCGTTAGCGTTTGTCACGACGTAGAGCCGCGGATCGCCGCCCTGAAAGCGAGGATCGTCAAGGCTGTACGGCATGGCATCAAGGCTCGGGTACACCGTCGCGATGTCCTCTAGCGTGCTGCTCGTTTCATAACCCGAGAACAGGCCCGCAAAGGGCACTTCGATCGTAGTGGCGCGATCTAGCACCCAATTGTAAACCCAGATGCGGCCGGGCGTCCCCGGCATCCCCCACATGACCAAGCTGCGCTTCGGATCGACTGCCGCCCACAGCTTCTCGTAGTCGCTCACCGAAACGCTGTCGCGGAAGGTCTGGTCGAACTTCTCGTTGCCGATCGGCTTGAGCGTCTGCCCGTCCTCTAGCGCCATGAAGCCGCGATCGGATAGGAAGAACACCGTGCGACCCGCCTGGGCGATGCTGCCCGACGACGCGCACCCGAAGTTGGGCGTGATCTCCGCGAAGTTGAACGGCGCTTTGTCGTCGCCCGTCCGCTCCATCCGCACCAGCCGGAAGCGTTGCAGGATGACGCCGTATTCGCCCCCTGCGATGCCCTTGACCTCATCACCGGTGAGCAACGGCTGAAAGCCCGACTGATCAACTCCCGCTGTCCAGCCGCGGTGATTGTTGAACGCTGACCACTGCACCATTAGCCGATTGTCGTCAGCGCGGGTGATGACCACGAAGTCACCGACGACCGCCACGCCGTTGCCCGAGGGTGCGTCGGTGAGCGACGACGCCGTGCCAGCGCTTAGATCAACCTCTTTGGTATCAACGCCGTTGACAGCAACGACGTAATCACCGAACTGTGCAAACCGCCAACGGGTCGGCACGCTCATAGCAGCCAGGAGCGTTGTCCACGCGCCGCCAACATAGCGTTCTAGACCATTTGCCGTTCCTGACAAGAGGTAAGCAACACCGTTCGCCGAAATGAACGCGCCGCCACCCTTGAATGTGGCTCCCAAGGGCTCGCTGATCGCTGCCAGCGACTTGACCGGGCGGTATCCGTCAACCGCAGGCAAGACGTTCGTGGCGAGTGTCAGCACATTCCGCGGTAGTTGATCCGGCAGATATGCGGGATAAGCTATGCGCTTACGCACGAGCGCCGCGAACCTGCTTGATGCCGTTTGGGATCAATGGACCCGCCCCCCAGCGTGAGTTGTTGGCCGCTCGATTAATGCTGGCGATCAGCGTCGCGACCTCCTGCGCTGCTTGCTCCATCCCGTCGCTGTCCCGCTCGCGGCGGGCGAGGTGATACATGACACCGGCAACGTAGAGGTCGGCATGGTTCACCAGCAGCCAGTTTGACGGCTGCGCGTCTGACAGCGGCGGGATTGGGCGGTAATAGACGATCTCCAGCGCCGCCTTGCCGACCGGCCCGACACGCAGATTGCCCGCTTCGATAGAGTATGCCCGAGGATCGCCAGCGACACCGCGGAACGTCGACACCATACCAGCCGGTGACATGCTCTTGAGCGATGCGTCAGGCGAGCCTTCTGCGAAAATCGACCGTAGCTCAACGAAGTCGGAAGGCAGCGGCGTTAGCTCGGTCGACACCGATAAGACCGCCCGCGTCTCCATCTCAGGAGTCCGCAGCGTGCGGTTGAACTGCGCCTCTGCCTTCCGCAGCGCTCTCTGGATTGCGTCCTCTGCATAGTCCGCATCGTCCATCAGGTCGCGGATTTCATCGAGGAACAGCGCGTAGCTGGCGATAGCGCCTGGCGCATATGTCGGGATCGCTATCGACATGCTGCTCTCCTACACCTGTAACGTGAGGCTTACGCCGCTGCTCGCACGAATGTGCCCGCATTGCGGCAGCGGTACGCCCGGCTTTCACCAGGGCGTAGCGATCGATCATAGCAACCAGTCGTAGTGACTGCGGCAGGCGCGCTTCCAGCCGTGTAAGTGAACGTGTTGGCGTCCACGACGCTGGCGACAGCAACACCATTGATGTTGTACGCTGTTGGCGTGAAACCTGTGACCGTCACGAAGTCTGCGGCGTTCAGCCCATGAGGCTGCACCGTGCTTACTGTCACCGTCGTGCCAGATGCGGACACAGACGAGATAGAAATGGGGCCGTGAATGCGGTCGGTTGCTACCTTCGGGAGCAGACGTACGTGGTTACCCGGCAGCGTTCGGGGGTGATTGGACAGCGTGACAGCGACGTGGCTCGACGCCTGCGGAAGCGTAGCATTGATCGCCGCACTGGACGTGTCGAATGTCGTGTCCCAGCGGTTCTTCAACGCTTGGTTTCCGTTGGCAATATCGGAGTTGATGTACGGGAAGTCAGCGAGCGCATCCGGCGTTACCATCGCTGGCAACCAGTCCCCGCCGTCATAGGCCATCATGGGCTCTTGCATTGGAGCCGTCATGATTGAAAATTCCGTGGCCGGGTTATTGCACCCTGACCAGAACGCCCACCACCGGTCATTCGGCAGTTGCACCGCGAGAAAATCCGCGACCTGATCAACCTCTAGCGGATGCTCTTCACGAAGGAATTGCCCCTCACCGTCCGGCACCCAGTTGGTGGGCGGTGACGACAACGGATCAGTGCAAGTATAACGCTGGATCCACTGATAGCCGAAGTCCAGTGTGCCGGTTGCGTGACCGTACAAAATCCACGTTCCATCTTCGTAGAATACAACTGGACGACCGAACGCGCTGTTTGAACGCACGCCCACATTGTAGCCGAAGTTGACGCGATCGTTGACCAGCGTGAACGGCTTTGCCACCAACTCGTCCATCGATGCAGCAGCGGACTCGCAGTACCGCATACGTGCACCGCGCTCTAGGAACAGGCGGTACTTGCCGTCTACCTTGATGATCCAGCCCGAGCCGGAACCGGTCGTGTCGGTGTAGGCGACACCCAGATAGGTCCACACAACCGCATCGGTCAGATTGCGCGGCATGGGCGATGACCAAAGACGGACATTTACGTCCGAGATTGTGCGGCCACCAATCGCGTAAATCGTGTCGCCTTCGACATAGGTGCGGAACTGCGTAATGCCTCCGCTCTCGCCGCCAACGCCATTGCCGAGCGTCGGAACCTGCGTCGCCCACGGACCATATGGCGTCGGCGCGCTGGTGAAGCGCTGCTGACTTCCCATGTTGAACACGCCTTCGACCCGCTTGGTGTATGGGTTCCACCACGCGTTCATCTCTTGGCTCGCGCTCTCCGCGCGTCCCAGGATGTTGCTACCGAGGATTGGACGGCGCGTGTATGCACCCGGCGGGATGCGCAGGTGTCGATGGCTCTGGCTAAGCCAGCGAGTGCGCGCGCTCGGGTTTGCCGGCGGGCGCGTGCCAATCATCAGTGCGACGGGTGTAGCGTCTTGCGGCATGGATCAGGCCCCCTGCAAATAGGTTTCGAGCGCGGCGATCTCGGCAGGCGAGAGTAAGTCCGCGAAGATGAGAATTTCAGCGATGTAGCCGGTGAGCGCGCGATTGTTCGCGTTATCGACTTGCGCGCCGAAGCTGTGCGTTGCGAAGCCCATGCCGTAGAAGTCCAGCGGCTTGTAATTGGTAACGCCCGTAGCGCTGGCATACTCAGTACCGTTGACGCGCAGTTTACCGGGCAGCGACGCAATCGCGATCGTCGGCGTACCGAAAACGATAGCAGGGCCTACGATCGACGGATTGTTGTTGCCCGGAGGCGAGGCAGAGAAAGCATCGCCGCCACCCGAGCCGCTAACTGAGCCCGTACCGATACCGAAACCTTTGTCACCGTTGGCGAGGGCATTGCCGAGGTTGCCTTCGGTCGACCATGCGCGCCCCTGCAAGCTCCCCATCGGGTTTGCGTTGGCCGTGGTGGCGTAGACAATCGCAACCGTTGCTCGCGAGCTCCGCATGCCAGGTGAAAGGCCGGAAACCAGCGTATCGAAGCGGCTACCGTAACCATTGACCTGTGCGGCTGGCCGCCCGTTGGCGTACGCGGCTTTCCACGTAGGAAGCACGCGACCTGTTGCGCCACCGTCTGTTCCGACGCGGCCGAGCGCATTATAGCCATTGCCGCTCATATCTACGAGCGAGGCGAGATCGGCACCATCCGCTGGCGGCGATGCTACTCGCCGTGCCGACCACCAGAACTCCAACGCACGAGACACGGGCAGGATGGACGAAGGCGTCGCGCTCGGCGTGACGCTGTTGCTTGGAATGCTCGACGGGCTGGGACTGACGGAGTTCTTGGCGACTACCGTAAATGTCTGCGCAGAGCCGTTAGTGAGGCCGGCAATGCGCCCAGATTGCTGCGTCAGTCCATTAGCCGAAATTTCAACCGACTGCCCGCCTGACGACACGATGACGAAGCTAGACACCGCGCGGGGCTGGCGGTGGTTCCACTGCACGTCCACCGCGCCAGATGCAGCGCCAGCCGTTGCGATGACATTGACTGGCGGGATAGGCGGCGCGTTGTTCGGCTGCGGCGCTAGAAGCAGCTCCAGCTTCTGCGCGTCATTTAGGTTTGCCAGAAGCGTCATGCTGCCAACTCCAGATATTGGCCGTCCGAGAACTGGAGCGGCGTGTTGTCGTTAAAGGTCAGCGCACGCAGCGGCATGACGCTGCCGCCAGCCTGCACCCCGCCCATCGCCGATTGGTAATCGTCTTGGTTCGGGTCCTGCGATCCGCCCATCGCTGAGTTGATGAGGTCGCGATCTGTGTTCGCCATTATGCTGGTGCCCTGACGAAGATGTTGAGCCACACCGGAGCTGTGACCGGCGCAATGATCGACACGACAGCGCCAAGCAGCGTGACCGTGATTGTCTTAGGGATGCGCTGCACGATGATGGCGACCTGCGTGTTGGTCGCGCTGCCTTCCTCGATGCTGGCATCGTTCCGGTAGGTCGCGCCCGAAGGTGTCTCAGCCGTGGTTTGCACCGCCGGCTTCACCCCGGTTGCGTACGCCTTGGGATAGGTGAACACGACGCGCCCGTTGGCATCGGGCGTCAGCTGCACTCTTACTGCCTGCTGACGGTCGGCGCTGGTTAGCCCGTCTGCAACCGCGGCATCGGCTTTCACCATCGCAGCGTCTGCTTTTGCAGCCACTGGGTTGAGCATTGCCTGCACTTCGGCTGCGGACAGCCCGCCTAGAACCTCGCCCACGTCAGAACTCGGTCGCGGTGTATGCGGAGCCAGCAGCGGACGCGATCACGTTGACCGCTTGGTTCGTGCGCACGTTGAAGGATGCGCCCGCAGCAATCGTGTAGGTTCCCGGCGAACCGATTGCAGCGGCGTTGCCTACCTCGTTGATGCCGAGAACGTTGGCGCTGATGTTCTGAATATTGAGACCGCGACGGCTGGTGTTAGCTGCGGCCAACGCTGCCGATGACGTGCCAACGGTGCCGCTGCGGTCAGTGCCTGTGCCAAGCGGTGCGGCCTGTGTCACGGTTGGGCTAGTGGTTGTACCCGCACCCACTGGGTTGCCCGCCGCATCCTCTGCGGCGATGCGCAGCGCCCCACGTTGTGTCAGTCCCCAACGCGATTGCTGTCCGTCAGCCAGCGTCAACGCAGTCTGGCGGTAGATACCATGCTCGCTCATGCTGACCTCTCAGATGATGAAATTCTTGACGCGTAGGTGGCGGTACTCATCGCTGTTCAGCAGACGGCGCACGCCTTCGCGGTGGTTGGGATCCCAGTACCGGACCCCGTGTTTCGTCACCCATTCCATGAGGACGACGTTGGGGATGGATGCGGCGTGCCACATCTCCGATCGCTTATCGAAGCTCTCGGCCTGAGCTTCCTTGTTGCGATCAAGGATCGGGGACACGTCCTGTTCGTAGCGGAACCGCCACGTGCCCCCGTCCTCGTCGTCGCTTGAAAACCACGTCTTTGTGCCCGTGTGGGCGTCGTAGTCGAACAAGCGCTCAGTCATGGCTTACTTAGCCTGCTTGTTGTCGCGCAGGGTCTTGGCCACTTCCTTGCTGACCTTGAGCTTCTCGCCCTTGGCCAGCGTGCGACCGTCGCCCAGGTGCACCGGAGCGCGCAGATCGTCCGCGCCGGTCACTTCGACCTCGCCTTCCTCGCGGGGCTTGCGCTCCGACACCTTCGTGTCCTTGTCGGTCACGACCTCGATCCCGCCCGCATCCTGGCTGCGCTGGCCGTGCGGGTTCGGGTTGGTGTCAGTGGGCGAAACGGGATGCTCAACAACCGTCTCACCGGCGATGTAGCCGTCGACGGTTTCTTCCGTCTCGATACCCAGCGCCGCGGCCTGCTTGCCCGCCTCGCTGATGTTGGCATATTCCTCCACCGGCTTCACCGGCTCACCGAGCGGGTTGGCAGGCGGGAGGTCTTTCACACTCGGGTCCACATCACCCGACTGCACCGTCTCGGGCAGATCCTTGCCTTGGCTGCTGTCGATCATCTTGTCGTCGGTGTTGTCGTTCGTGGTCTGCTTGCGTGCCATGTCGGCTCTCCTAGAAACGCAAAGAGCCGAGACACCCTGCGGCATCCCGGCTCATCAGCACTGTTGTTGAGGCGATTAGATCAGGTCAGCGATCACCGCCGACGCGCCATCGTTCCTGCACACCAGCGTCTGCTCGGTGTACATGCTGTCACGGTCGGCAAGGCCGGTCGTCGCGAGCTTGCGCTTCTGCATCGGGTCGAGCGTGGCGATTGCCCACATCTCGGGGTCGATGATCAGCACGTCACGAGCCGAACAGAAGCGATCCGGCACGAACTGGATCTCGCCCACGTCCGACACGTACACGTCGGCACCCGCCACGATGGTCAGGCGCTTGTCGCCCGTTTCGCGCCGCTGCTGCGCAAGGCCTGAGAACGTCGCCGCGATCTGCTTCTGACCCAGCGACATGATCGCCAGCGTCGGATCGCCACCAGCATTCCAAGCCGACGCCACAGCCGCCTTGAGCAACGCTTCGGTAAACGCCCGCTGCGTACCGTTGGTGGCGGCAGTCACCGGGTAGCCGGTCGTGGTGCCCGACAGAACCGGGTTTACACCGCCCGTGCCGCGCGATGCGTTGGTGCGCATGAACGCGAGCGCGCCAGCCGCCTCACCCGCCGTAGCAGCCGCAGGAGGCACCGCGGCGAAGTTACCCGTGTACCGGGCCTCCATGTCACGCTTGATCTCCTTGCCAGCCTTGGCAAGCTGGTAGGAGTGCTCATTCGAGCGACCCGCGGCACGCACCGCCTGCTGCGTCGTGGACGTGCCCACCACCTTCGTGAAGATCTGGGTATAGTTACCCAGGCGAGTGGTCGACGGACGGTTCTCATTGCTGAGATCATCGCCCTGGATCGCCTTGTTGTTGGCGTTCGCCGACACCAGTGCGTCGGTCTGCCACTCGTGGTAGACAGCCGATGCACCTTCACGACCAATCGCGGTAACGAACGGCGTTTCGGTCGGGCTGATGTTGTAGATGATGTCGGACAGGTCCTCACGGTTGCCGACGCGGGTCATCGTCTGAATGGTATTCGATGGAACTGCCATGATAGGCTCCTGAAACGGGGTTAGCCGAGAGCAGCGATGGCGCGGGCGGCGTCCTTCACGTCGCCGGTTCTCGCTGCGTGCTGTTTCGCGTCACGGTACACACGGCTTTCGCTGCTGCGGGGCTGGGCAGCGTTGGGCGTCGTGGTCCGTGTTTTCTTGCCGTCTCGAACGCGCTGCATCTGACGAGCCGTTGCGGCATCGTACTTGTCAGCCTTCTCACGCCAATCAGCGACCTGTCGGAGCGCCTTCAACTCGCTTGCCGTCGCATGCCCGATCTGGTTCATGTCCAAACCGAGCGTTTTGCCGGCTTCGATCGCCTTGCTGAAAAACTGCTCCCGCGTGCCCTCGTTCTGGACCTCGGGAATGTTCATCAGCTCACGATCGCGCTGCTGAATTTCGACCTCTGACATGGTCGTTTCGGCGTCAGTGCCGAGAGACTGCACCTGCTGCATGAAGTCGTCATGCTGGGCCTTTGCCGCCTCGTACTGCGCTTGCTGGGCAATATATGCTTGTGGATCGTATTGCGCCAAAGCAGGGTCAGGACGTTGCGGAGCGACACTGTCGCCAAACGCCTTCAACTGCTGGGCATACTTCGCTTGCGCTACTGCGTCGGCTCGGGCTGCGGCGGCTTCTGCCGTGCGCTGGGCCTCGGATGCCTTCGTGGTTGCGGTTTGGACCTGTACGGCGCGTCGCGCCTCAAGGTCGGTCACATACTTCTGCGCCTCTTTGGGAAGCGCAGCGAATGCGGCCTTTTCCTCCGCTGTCAGGCTGGCGGGTGCGTCAATGGCCGGGGTTTCCGGTTCGCCGTCCTCACCGTCCTCATCTTCGCTCAAGTCGAGATCGTCCTCGTCCTGGCTCTGATCCTCATCGCCCTGCTCGGGCTGATCCTCATCGCGGGGGTCGTCGTCGCCACCCATGAGGCGATCGATTGCCGCTGCCGCGCTGTCCATGTCATCGACAGGCGCATCAACGGCTTCCGCGGTCTGCGGATGGGCCATGATACTCTCCTAGTGATTGCCGCGGAATAGCGGCGGTGCTAGCCTCTGCTCATGCGAGCAGCGACGAAAGACGGTCGGATCAAGCAGCGCATGTTGGCCGCTTGGCACGAGGAACATCAGCGCGCCCTACTGTGCACTGAGGTCGTTCAGGCCCTGATTGACGGTGTTCACACTGGCGACGGGCGAGTGCTCACCCTGCACCAGCGCGCCTGTGTGACACCCGAGACTGCCCGCGACCTTGCGGAGCAGCAGAAGGCCCGTATCCTGTAGTGATTGCCGCAAAGGCGCGGCGATGATAATTCAAGGATATGTTGATCAACGACACGCCGCTAAGCGTCCGGACCCGAAACTCTTTGCTCAATGCCGGCTATAATCGCCTCGCCGACGTTGACGGCATGAGCGATAGCGAACTGCTTATGATCCCAAACTTTGGCTTGAAGTCTTTACTTGAACTTAGAGAGTACATCGCGAAGCCAGAAGCCGGTTCGAACTCGCATGTCGCTAGAACGGTGTTAGCGGCGGATGCGCGCCGACTAGAAGTCCGCGACCTCGTTCTTTCCGGAGCGACAAACAAGCAGATTTCAGAGCGTTATGGTGTTTGCTACCAACGCGCATGCCAGTTGGTGAAACAAGCCAAAAGTGACGATCTCGCTGTTCGTCATAATCTTCCGACATTTAGACGTCTTGAAATTTAACGCCTGATGGTGGCGATCTTGTTCACGTGCTCCCGGTCGGAAGCGCGCATGTGCCCCGTCTCGATGATGCTCTGCACCTTGCGGTCGATCTCGCGTGCGATGCGGTCGGCAGCACCGAGCATCTGCAAGCTGTCCGTATCACCCGGGGCAAGCGTGCCGACCTTCTCGAAATAGCCGCGGCGGATGTCGAGGATCATGTCGCGCAAGCCGTCTTGCTCGGTATAGAACGCTTCCCAGCGCTGTCCGCGTGCAATGGCCTCCAGACCATTGCTAACCCGCGGATACTCACGCTCGGTGCGGTAGTAACCGAACCACGCCATGATGCGATCGAACAGTGCGCGGATCACTTGCCCACCGCCTTCACCATCGCCGCCATCGCGCTTGCGACAGCCCAAGCATTCGGGATCGTCTGCACCGGGACCGTGATTGCCGAGCCGTCAGCATCCTTGGCCGCGAGCACCATCGTGTCAGGCATCTAGCGCACCTCCAGGCCGGTTCTGTCCGATGTCGTCACTCTCAGGCGCGTTCTGGCTGGCCGCGTAGCGCTTCACCTCCGCCTCACGATCGATACGATAGATGGCGATCTGCGCCTCAGTCTCAGCCTTGCGCTGAGCGAGGTCTGCTTCAAGCGCTGCGGCCTCCCGCTTCTGCTCCATCTGCAAGGCATGGCTCTCGCGCTGCGCTTCAAGCTGCGCGGATGCCTTCTCACGCTCAAGCTGGATCTGCGCCGCGGCCTGCTCTTGCTGTAGCTGGTGCGTTGCCGCGGCCTTCTGCTGCTCGAACTCCATCTTCTGCTGTTCGCGCTGCATCTCAGCCTGCGCGGCCATCTGCTCGGGATCGGGCTGCTCCTGCTCTGGTGCCTCGTTGGGGTCAGGCGGCGTATCGGGATTGACCCAGAAGTCGTCACCCTGCCCGATGCCCAGATCGCGTACCAAGCCGTCGATCGCGTGGAACAGATGCTTTGGCTTGACCTGCTGCGATTGGAAGCCCTCTGCTAGCAGCGGTGCCAGCATCATACGCGCCTGAATGCGCTTGTCCTTGCTACCCGTGCCCAAGCCAACGCGGATCACCACGTTCATCTCCTCGGGCCACGAGGCGGGGTCGACCTGCACGTATTTGCCGTCGACTTTGGCGCGGAACGGATCAGCCTCACGCCGCATGAGCCGATATTTCTTCGCCATCAGCCGGGACAGTGCCTCAGCCAGATTGCGTGCCACAAACTCCTGCCGCGACTGCCCGTCCTCGCGGTCGCCGGCGTATTCAGTGGCCGTCTGCGTATTCAGCTTGTCGGGATCAAGCATCTGCGCAGCGCGCGGAGTGCCCGAACGAGCCTGACCCTCACGGCTCATCCACTCAAGAACGCCCATGCTCTTGCCGATGTCAAAAGCAGTGACGTAAGGCGTTACCGCAGACGTATCGCGAACACGGATGGGTGAACCAGCAACAGGCGACAGCAGATCGTCAATCGTGTTTTCGCTGGCACCTGTCTCGCTGACGATCGGTCGCGGCATGTTCGCATTGTTCATGCCGTCAAACAACTGACGCGCGATGGTGGAGCGCACGAGCTGTACATCCATCACCTTGTCGGCAAGGCTCCACCCAACCAGCCGGTGAGGACGCGGAAAGGGGCAGAACACCGCGAACGGCTGCTCCTCCACTGTCTCAATCGCAAGCTCGCCATCTGCCCACTTGAGGATCTGATCCTCGACGCGAAACACCTTGACCCGCTCAGCTACACCGTCGCCGTCGATGTCGATGCGAGCATATTCCTCGCAGAGCAGCACCTGCTCAAGCGCGGGTGAACTTTCCGCCTCGGGCCAATACTCGTCGCGATCTTCACCCGGCACCTTCGTGTAAGCAGGCAGGCCGTAGACCTGATCGCGATCGAAACCCATGTCGACCAGCTCGGAACGCGTCTTGGCCGGGCAGTGCGCCAGATAGTCGGCGTCATCCTCGTGCCGCGCGTTAGGCGAGAACCGGAACTCGTTAGCCGGCACAGCGAGGTCAACAAACCGCTTCTCGCGCTTCTGTCGTTTGATCGTCACCAGCAGCGTGCCATCCTGCTGCTCGGCTACGTCCTCAATCTCGCCGTCTGCGTTCTCAAGCTCGACAGGATCGGTAATCGTCACCTTGTCGCGCATCACGCGTTCTTCGGTGAGCATCATCGTCTTGGCGATGCCGTACCGCTCAACCAGACCCGACACGCACCAATCATGCAGGACACGGTATCCGTCCTGCTGCCGCATGAAATTGAAGCCGATCGCCGCGGTTGCCTGATCTACCGCTTCCTCGTCAGCTTCGTCCGTCGCCTCGAACTCGACAACCCGATCACCGGACACGAATGTGCGCAGGACCGACGTGGACATATAATCCACCGTCTCTTGCACGTCGGGCAGCACGATCTGCGACCGGCCGTCGTCCTCGTTACCGAACGGCTTGGCCTCGTAGTACCGCCACGACAGGTCGTGCATGTCGCGCTGACGCTCATACTCGCTCTGCGCTGCGTCATGCTCGCGCTGTAGGACCGTTGCCAGCTCGCGAACGTCCAAACCGTGCTCAGGCTGCGGATCAGCCGTCTCGAACGCCTCAACCGGGTCTAGCGCCATAAGCGGGGCTGTCGCCATTACACTATCCCCCGCTTCAATCGTGAAAGGTCCAGCGCCTGCGCCTGTTTGGGTGCCTCGTAAGCGACCGCCAGCAGCCCGAAGGCGTCTGCTCCGTGTGATGCCCAATCGTGCTCAGGGCCAAGCCCTATGCCGCGATCGTCATCTTTGCGTTCGTGATACCAACCCAGAGCATCAACACCGCCCTGCGTCGTTTCCTCGTTGAACCAGCACGCTCCGAAGATGCGCCGGCCAGCCTCGATGCGCGCCTTGGCAGCGCCCTTGCCCTGGTTCGGCACTACCGTGACCTTGTAGCCCGCCTGACGAAGTGCGCTCTCGTAGGAAACAGCGTAAACCTTGTCCTGCGTCGCGCCATCATGCGGCAGCCAGAACTGCGCCTTGTCCGGCGTGTAATCCCGTGACCGAAGCCAAGCGAGATGAGTGGCAAGGTCCTGCCCTACCGCCTCATAATAATCCAATACCCGTATCTCGCGGCCGATGAATTGTGCCGCCCACATGGTGAAGGCGTCTGCCCGAGCGCCAGTGCCACCGATGTCCACAAACAAGCGGATCGTCATCAACGGGTCAGCCGCTACCCGGCCAATCCGGTTCTGCTCCCGAGCCTCGCGAAGTTGCTTGGCGTAATAAGCACCATCAACGACGGAAACGTACTCACCTTCCCAGATGTGCCCGTAATCATCAGGGCGCATGCGGAGAGTGTTCTGTCGCTCATCCTCAAGCTCGCCGGTGAACCACGGATTGTCGCGCCAATTGGCCTTCAACACCACAGCGCCGGTCGGAATATGTTCGCCGCGAAACATCACGTCGACCGGGTCAACCTTACGCCGTGGGTTGTAGCTCCACCACATCTGCGATCCAGGCGTACGCATAGTCGGGCGGTAAAGCCCGATGCTGTGCTGCGTCGCGCCGTGTGCTTCTTCCCACCACCCGCGCTTGAAGCCCTCGAGCGACTTAATGCTATCTGCGGTGTAGTCGTTCATTCCCTTGAAGATGATCAACCCGTCACCTGGCGTACGGATTACATCACGATAAGCTTTGAAGCCATCCGCCTCGCTCAAGTTGAAGTCAGACAGCTTGCGTTCGATCAGCGCTTTGGATGACTGCGCCAAATCCTTCTGCACCTCACGGATGCAAACAGACCGTAACCCCTCGCCGCCATTCTCGCCCGGCTCAGCCAAGCTGTCCTCAATCATCAAGCCCGCGAAGAAATGCGACTTACCCGATCCACGCCCACCCCATGCAGCTTTATCGCGAGCCGGCGCTAAAAGCGGCTCAAAGACCCTAGCCGTTGGGATGTGCAGAATCGACAATGCGACGCTCCACCCGAGTGACTTTCACCTCACCTGCGTGCTCGACTTCAACCTTATCGCCATAACGCTTCGGAGCCATCTTGCTCAGATACCAACGGCGGGCGTCCATTCTGAGACGGCCAATCGAGGCATCGGTCGCCGTATCCGCGTCATGCAGAACACGATCAGCCATACAATCCAAGCCGAGATCTCTAGCCCGCGTGTATTGCGCATAAAATCCATCACGGTCGTCTTTCGCCCAAGCTCTCACGGTGCTTTCGGCGGGCATATCATCAGGCTGACAGATGGATCGCAGGCTCTCACCATCGGCAAGCCGCTCGCAGATCGCACTAGCCAGCTCCGACGTGAAGTCGGTGGGCCGTCCCATGTGCAATTGCTCCAGAGTATCCCCGCCACGCGATCAGTGCCGACCGCGCTATGCAGCATCGCTTGCGTGATTGCGTCGGATGAACCGTGACGGGCTGGCGACATGCGCCAGATACAAAAAAGCCGCAACCTTCATCAGGCGCGGCTCTCAATTATTGGCTTGCGTACAGTAAAACGTTCCGCGCGTCAAGGCTTTCATCTGCTCGCCTATGCTCGAAGTGATATGCGAGGTCATCCAGCCCTTTACGCACATCGGCAATTGCGTGCATCTGTGCTCGCCCGCGATACTTGGGCATCTCATCCCGCAGCAACAGCCGGTCCAACATCCCGAGTACCTGCGCCTGGATTGAGCCACGAGCTGCCCGAAACGCCACACGTCGACGCATCTGCGCATCGGTGCGAGCGAGGCCATAATCCGTCTCGCCGCCTGTGGTCCGCTCGCCATAGCTGGCAACGACCCTAGGCATGTTCTGTGCGCCTTCGTATAGCTTGCGGTAAGCGTCCCCTGCCCACCACTGGCGCTGTGTGATGATCCCGCCGTTATGCCAGCGATCCAAGTGCGGTGTGCGGCGGAAGCGGCGTGTCAATCCGATCGGCTGCTCGGTGCTGTCGATCTCCGCGGGATTGACCATTGCGCTGTCGTCGCCCTTAGCCAGACGCTCAGGTGTGCAATCAAGCACTACCTCGCGGCTGAAACCAAGACGTGACCGCTGCTTTGTCTTACGCCGGCTCACAGCTCCACCTCGTGATTACGACATGCGGTGAGAGCGGCGCGGGCGGTGTCCTCAAGGTCGTCAGGGCCGATATGCAGCGTCTCGTCAAACCAACCGCAGCAGTCGCGGTAGATCGCTTCCGCCATTGCGCGGATGAGTTCGTTATCCTCGGTCATGCGTGGCCTCCGTGGATGCAGCGGCGGGCGGCGCAAAGTCCCACACGGTGTAGCTGATGACGAACGGCATGGAGCCCTTCCGGCGAACCATCGCGTAGCCTTCGCCGTGAGCGACAAGGCGCACTGGCCCATGATCGTCAATCTCACGATACTCGCGCTTCATGCGTTCTCTCCCTTAGTAAGGGATTGCCGAGAACCGCTGTAGATTTCGCCAGCAAACTTTGACAACGCTTCTTCTGCGGAAAGTGCACGACTTTTCCAGTACAGTACTTTATCTGCCAAGTCGCATGCGGTTTCAGCGATAACTTTTGCATCAGCTTTTGATATTGTCATGCGACATACTCCGCGCCATTGATGAGCGAAATTTTGGTACGCTCAAGCAAGCCAAGCTGAGCGTAGGCGTGAAACGTTCCTGCCTGGAGCCAACCCGACGACACCGCCCCATCCTCCTCTGCGCAACCAGTGCACAGGATCGCGTGATCTGCACGCATCTCGCCGCGCTCGATCTGCGCAATAGCGACGCGCAGCATGTCGATGACTGAGTGGGCGGCAACGTCGTTGTTGCTGTTCCACTTGCGCTCGGTGAAGCTGACTACGTCACTCATGTGCCGTACCTCCCGCTGCTAGAGCGAACCGGATGGCGGCGCGGACACCCGTGTCGTCCGGGGCGATCTCGTGCTCCCGCATGATCTCGGTCACGCGCGTCTCTATCGGGTCTACTGGCTTAGGTAGATCGGATACGATGGAGCGGGCTTCATCTACGCACGAGCGATAATCCGGTGCGTTGTGGTCAACGCTGCCAGGATTGGCGATGCGCCGCACCAGCTTCTCCATCCGCTGTGTTAGTTCCTCATTAGAGGGGGTGGAGGGCTTGGCGGCATATTCGTCGCGCAGCACCCAGCCGCCTTGCTTGGCGGTGTTGCGGATGGTCCAGCCGCCTAGGCTTGCCTGCAACTCTCCGTCAATCACGAACAGGCAATGATGATTGCCGCCGCTTTCCCACGACACATTACCGTTGCCGTGACGAATAGCGGTGACAACTCGCCCGTCGCGATGATGAGCGGTTATTGGCTGCGTAAGGTCTAACTTATCCACGTGCCATCTCCCTATTTGCTATAGCAGAACTTGCGCGCAACACCAAAGCATTATGCAGGTGCGCGCCAGTATTCTTCCACATCCCAAGCAGACTCGCCCCAGTCCCACAACTTCCACCGCCAAGCACTGACCTTGCGAGGTCCATCCACGATCCCGTTGCGAAAACGGACGAACACCAGCGCATCTTGATCCCGTGGCGATCTGCCATGATTGATGTGGCGATCATGCTGCACGGCTCTTGTGCTCGCTCACGTAAGCCTTGCGCGGCCCTTGATAGAGCGCGCGCGATACATAGCTGCCATTGTCCAGCCGGCGCATCACACCCTGCTCGACTGCAATACGCATCCAGCTTTCCGGAACGTCACCCGGTTCTTGGCCGTCGCGGACGTTGGCGAGCCACCGATCGAACTGGGCCTGAGCGAAGTCGCTGCACAGTCGCAGCGTCGTCTCACGCTCAGACACCGGCGGGCGATATTCGGCCACCAACTCAAGGCACTGCCGCGGCGTGGGAAACCAGTCGTACTTGCGGCAGGCTTCCCGAGCCATGTATTGCAGGGCTTCGTTTGAATACGAACCCAGCAGCGACACGTACACGGCAAACCGGCGCTTCCCCGCCTCGTTGTCGATCGCCTTGGCTGGCAACGTGGCTGCTAAAAACTCAAGGTGGCGCTCCACTTGGTCCTGCGTCGCCGGCCGCTGGATCTCGACGGGCAGACTTTCCGCCCACTCACGCAGCGCCGCGCATTCTTCAATGGTTTGCGGCACCGCGGTTTTCACGGGCCTCTCGGATAGCGTTAAGGAAGCCATCGTTTGATCCGCCCCGAGTGTGGCGACCTGTCGAGCTACCAGTTGGTGAAGTTGCGCGGTCATAACTGCCCTCAATCAGTCGGTTGAAGCTGGTCGGCTGGAGGATGAAATCGAAGTCGGCTCGCCAGCCCTTGGTGTTGTCGCCCCGGCAAAACGGGGATCGCTCAACCGCTGCGATTGCCTCGGTGAAATCATCCGGGGTGTGCTCAGCGAGGCGTGCCCTAACCCGTTTGCGCCGCTCCGAGGTCAGCTTGGTGATCCGGCTAAGTCCGGTACGGGTCGCCATTTCGTTCCAGCGGTCAACGATCGGCAAAACCGGGTCGGTCTCGCGCGGGTCAATCACCCGGGGGGTAGGATTAATTTCTTTAGGGGGTCTGGGGGACGTTTCTTTATCAAGGACGGGGGGTGGCGTTACGCCATCGTCACGCGTTACGCTTTGTGACGCTTCGTTACGCTTTGCCGCTTGATTGTCGCGGTAACGCTGCTGGCGCTTTGCACCCGATGAGCGCATGTCTTCCGCAGCCTGCATCTCAGCAATTGCAGCTTGCAAGTCATCACCGGTCATCCCGAGGGCGACGAGGTGCTTGATGGCAACCGAAAGGATGCTCATTCCACCACCTCAAATTCCAGGTGGTTCCAAAGCGAACTGTCACAGGTCTCCCGCACCGACCACGGGCCGATCTCGTTGATGATGCAGTCATGGACCGCACCTTCAAACGCTTCCCGGGTGCTGTAGGGGTCTTGATAGTCTCCCAAGTATCCCAGCAGGTCGTCTAACTTGTCCTGCACGACGAACCACTCGCCTAGGTGGCGCAGTTCATCAAACGTCATGTGCAGACGCCGCTCATCGTCCATGCTGCCCGGGAAGTACGCCATCAGCCGCAAGGGCTGCGGGCATCCGGTCTGCAAGGCGTTAAGCCGGGACCGCGGATGAGATTGCGTGAAGCCGATCTTGACGTATTCGTCCGGCTCCATCGTGATCAGATAGACGAAGCCCGTCATTGGATCACCACCACAACTTTGCCGTCCTTCACCGGCTCACCGAAAAGGTAAGACGGAAGGAAGCGGCTATCGTTGACCTTGAGGGCGTCCGCGATGCCGTCGAAATACGGCTTCATGCGGTTGGGAAAGTTTACCCGGTCGCCACGGCGGTTGGGCGGGTAGAACGTCACCAGCACGCGGATGTCGCCAGCGGGCAAGGCAACCGTTTCCATGGAAGGAGTTGCCAAGCGCGCCCATTCACGGTGCTTAGCGGTCACCGCAGCCTTGCCACGCCAGTGCCCCTTAGCGTGCCCCGAAAGGCTTGACGGCGGAAATGGAAGCTCAATCACTTCACCACCGCCTTTGCCAGCGGCGTTGTCGCCCTCAATGCGGACAACACGGTGGAGTGATCCCGGTCAAAGGCGAAGCCGATGTCTACGCTTGAATACCGCATCCGATGCAGTAGGCGCATGGCATGATGGCGCGGGCGGGTATGGACCCGACGCCGTGATCGCCCGACCAAATCGCTTACAGTGACCCCCGCCCGTGCACTTACGTGCGTCAGAACCCGCTTTGCGACAGTAGTGGAGAGCGGCCGAGTGCCATGCACGATCGCGGCTCGATGCGTGCACGCGCAAGATCGACAGCGAGCGGTTGAGTGATGGGTAACCTCTACCCCGCAGTCTATGCAATGCCGGGTCATGCAGCCATCTTCTCAAGCTGCGCGCGACTGTAGTTCAGCAGCTCTCGAACAGCGGCTGGCGTCGCACCAAGCTCCTTCGCGCGACGGCGATAAAGACGCTTTATCGCCAGCTCCAAATCGTGACAGCTATCCGCCTGTTGTTCGATGCTGGGGATTGTTTCACGAGCCGCGTAGTGCTGATGCAGGACCGTCTGCGCCTTCCCTGACCGCAAGAGGTTGTTGCGCACCAGAGAGCAGCGAGCGAGGCTTACGTCATAGCCTTCTGCCTTGAGTGCGCGGTGAACCCCCGTGGGCGTCTCAGAGATTAAGCGCGCTTCAAGCATCGCCTTTGTGGGCTTCGGCTTTCTCATGCCTGTACCCTCCGCTTCTGTGCGTCGCTGTTGCGCTTGTATTGCTGTGCACGGGGCTGTGCGGCTGCTACTATGGCAGCGAGGCGACGTTGCGCCCGGCGCTGTATCCATGCGTTAACAAAGGCGCGGACGATCATGACTGCGCCCTCCGCATCGAAGCCGTTGCACGCTGGCGCAAAGGCGTGATGACCGCGACTTCCTGCGGGACGATCGCGCAACCGCCTGGACTGTTAGGGCTGCGAGCGCGCTGAACGGCACCGATGAACTCGATTGCGTCAATGGCAGCGCGGTCTAGATCGCCGTCGCCTTCTTCCTCGCTGACAACGCAGCGCGCGAAAGGCGCAGTCACCAGCGACAAGAGGTGATCCGGCACGCCAGCCTCACCGAGCGCGCCAAGCGCCCAAGCCGGCATTGCCGTTTCGCCACTCGCCCATGCACGCAAAGTGGAGAGTTTGAGGTTCTCGTCGGCTGCGTGGAGCACCGCGAGGCTCAAGCCTTTTATCTTGGCGCGACGGAAAAGCTCGCGCTGCGCTGCAACAGAATTGCGCGCTGGTTGGCTCAGGTCAGCCATGATTGTGCACCTCGATTTGCGGCATTCCACCAAAATGGTTGGACTGAGAGAAACCCCCGAGTTCCGAGAGATCACCGCGAGGCTGCTGGCCGAATGGGCATACATGATCCACTTTGCGGACCTGCTTGCGGAGATAGCCGGCGCGGGCGATGGCGACGGTGAGGACGATAGCGATGGTGATCCAGCCACCGAGCAGTTGCATTGCAGTCATGCTTCCTCTCCTTGTGATGATGGGTTAGGCGGCTTGAAACAGCGGCATGTCAGCAACAGCCCGAAGCTCACGAGCAGTTGCGAAGTCAGCGGAGGCGATCTCGACGCGGGGTGCAACGCCACGCCACAAGCCGCGGGCAAATTCAGCGTCCGTACTTTCGCAGGTCAGCTCAATGCTGGTGCGCTTGTTAAAGCGGGTGTATTTGTCGGAGGGTCGCTCACTGTAGTGCGTCCGTCCGCTATACTCGAAGGGAACGCTACCGTTGGGCAGGATGAAGGTGCCAAAGTCGGCCAGGTCGGACGCGATATCGACAACTGCCAAGTCATCTTCACCGCTGTAGCGCGGCCCAACGATCTTAGCGGTTTTACCGAATGGCGGGTTGCTGATAACAGCGTCATAGCTTCCAGCCGCTTCGACAACCGATGCACAGATCCAAGTAGCTTCGGGGAAAATCTTGCGCCCTACTGCAACGTAAGTCGGGTTCAGTTCGATGCAGGTGACATCCGCTTTCCCATTGGAGTGCCACCACGAGTGCAACCCGAGACAACCGATGCCCGCGCACAGGTCTATGATCTTCTCGGCACCGTTGATGTAGCACACGACGGACGGCGCCAGATCGACGGGGGTGAAGAACGCACCGGCCGCGCTGTTGATGTTGGTGGCACTTTCCTGCCAGTTGTTAAGCACAAACTCGCGTTGATCGTCAGACAACCGATCAAGTGTGAGCAACCGTTCCGCCTCACGATGATCAGCGATCTGTTTCTTGGACAGCCGGCTCATTCTCCCTGTCCTTCCGTAGAGGGAGTGATGGGAGCGTGAACGTTGCCCCAAAGCTGATTAAGCAACCCGACGACGTTCATCGCAGCTGCGATCTTCTCAGCCGCAACCGGATCAGCCGCGTCAGCGTAATGGAATTCGTTGGCGAGCACTTCCTTGCCAAGCGAGGTGAAGGGGCCGCTCATTGTGTAACCGTCTGTGACTTGCGGGTGGGCTGATGCGAGATCATGCCGCCACCTTCGACACTAGCATGTCAGCGCCGGTCACCTTGCCCTTCGTGGCGCGCTCAATCTTGACCGCGAGCGTTAGCGACGGCTGGCGTTGCTGGTACGCAATCTTGCGGATAGTGGAGAATGGTTCGCCAATGCGAAGCGCGAAGGCGGCGACCGTTTCCTCGGTAGCCTTAAGGTGATCGAGCAACTGCATGGGCATAATATGCCCAACTGGGGCACATTATGCAAGCGGCAAAATGCCCTATCTGTCCTCTACACAAAGTTACAATGCGGGCGCAGTAGCCGGCGCGTGCTTATCGAGACGAATCTAAAGCAGCTTCGCAAGGCGAAGGGCCTGTCGCAAACCGCGCTCGCGGAGGCGGCAGGCACTACGCTCAACATGTATGGCAAGCTGGAGCGCGGGCAGCGTCGGCTCAACACCGATTGGCTTATGCGCCTGGCAGATGTGCTAGGTGTGAAGCCGGATGAGATCATCGCGGAAATAGAGCCGGACGGCGAGAGCGATCCGGGCCTGCCCACGCCTACGGTCGACGCCCTACGTGAGATGATTGCGGAGCATTACCGCGGTGTCATGAAGGCAGATATGCCTGACGAGATGCTTGGCGATCTAACAGAACGCGTATTTGATAGCATGTCGAATTGGAAAGACGACCCAGCCGCCGCGTCCGATCCGCAAGTGGCTCGTTCGGTGGCCCGTCAGATAAATCGGCAATTCGATCGCTGAGTGCGGCCAACAAGGCCCGCTCCAAGCACGCTCCCGTCACGCTTCTACTCCACACGCTGTAGGCGCTTGCACGCCCGCATAAGTCATTAACTACCACATAACTCAGGTTACGCACTAGTGCACCTGTAGGAAAGAACAAAAGAGGTATGCCCACAAAGGGCATAAAAAGCTGTTGACGTATGTGCCCAGCATGGGCATATGTATCTCCACAAGGCGGCATCAAGCCGTCAGGAGATGCCAGATGGCTTCGTTCGCTGATCTAAAGTTCGGACCTCATTCAATCGGTCTCGACGGCATCCGCGCCCGTCACCAGTTCGCCAACGGTTACGGCGGCAGTGTCGTCCGTTTCAACGGCTCATACGGTTACGCGCAGGGCCTCTACGAGCTTGCGGTCGTGCACGACGGCGAGCTGGTCTACGACACTCCCATCACCGATGACGTTCTCGGCCACCTGACCGAAGAAGACGTGACCGCTGCGCTGGCACAGATCGCCGCGCTGCCTGCACGCGCGCCCGTCGCCGCCTAACCCCCTCACATCACAGGAGCAAATAATGGCTTCTCAGGAAAACGACATCAAAGCCCCAGACGGGTTTTTGCTCGGCGGCAATCGCCGGGTGCGCGCTGGCGGCGTCATCTTGTTTCAGCGCGGCTGGTGGCAGCTTCCGCAAGGTTGGGCTGAACAGGGCGAGTATTGCTGGGTCCACTGCACTGATAGCGGCATTGGCGATCTAGAGGTTGCGCCTCCCGGCTATAGCAGCATCTACGCAGCCCGTACCGACAAGGTCACGTGTCTAGCTGAGCGCACCAATCGCCGTGACGCCAAGCCGGGCTTTCGCCGTAGGACCCGCGAGGCCTTGGCGCAAATGCATCGGGTGTCGGCATGAGCGCTCCTCAGACCTTCCCAAACGCACAGGCGGTAGTACCTAACTGGTACGAAGATCGCCGCGCCAAGGTGCTGCTCGCCAGCATCGCCAAGCTGCACCCGTCCTGCGACGTGCGCTTCGACCGCTACGTTACCACGCGTGACGAGTGGGCGGAATACACCGGCTACCGTGTCGAGTGCCTGCACCGCATCTACGGCGAATACTACCGTGTGTTCGCCAAGGAAGCGGGCCTGCGCGACGATTGGGACAGCTTCGACGCGTTCGCCGCTCAGCCCAATGTTCAGGAGGTGGTGAGCAACACTGTTCACCCTCCCCGCTGCGAGCCTGAGCCTTCGATCTTCGACACGCTGCTTGCCGACGTGATGATGGCGCAGCGTCCCTACACCTTGGGAGTGCGGGCATGACCCATCCATCAACAGTAGCGGATACGCTGGATGCTGGATCGCTGCTCGGTGATCTGGAAACGCTTAGCGGCGACTTGTTCGACCGCTGGGACAAGGATCAGCGCAGCGGCAAGCTGCTGACCGCGATGAGCGGGATGATGTCGCCCGGTTACGACCCGCGCGTTGACCGCATTCGTCGCGCGCTAACGGCTCACGCCGATCTGTTGTCTGCGCTGGAAAGCGCGGAAGACGCGCTGGCTGAGCACTGCCCCGGACTGACTTACCTGCTGGACGACGTAATCACGCCCGTCATCGCCAAGGCACGCGGTGAGGTACAGCCATGATCGGCACCTCACGCAGCTACGAGCATCGCTCCTACGCCACCCGCCGCTCGCACCTAGCGGACGTGCTGCCCCTCGGTCGTGACTACCGCCGGGTACGTGCCGCTCTGACCAATCCTGACAGCCGCGACAAGCCTTCTGTGGCTTGGGCGATCGGCATCCTGTTCGCCATCTTCTTTTGCATCGGAGTAGCGCTGTGAACCGCGATCCCGTCCTGCTCACCATGTACGGCAACCAGCCGCTTTCCCGCATGGTGCGCTATTACCGCACGCTGGCGCACACGCCGGATAGCTTCGCCGGGGGCAGCAATCGCCGCATCGCGCACGCCAATATCCGCGCGCTGATCCGTGAAGCTCGACAGGTGCAGGCATGAGCAACCTATCGCTCACCATGCAGCAGCTCGATGCCATCAAGACAATGCTTGATGGCGAGGATGACGATCGGTTGTTGAACGACATGATCGAAGGCAGCACCGACGCCATCGAGATCGCCCGCGGTCTGCTCGCCGCCAGCGACGACGACGAGGGCGCGATTGCCGCGCTGGACCGCCAGGTAGCCGACCGGCAGGCTCGCAAGAAGCGCGCGCAGGATCGCATTGCACGACGCCGTGAGGTGCTGACTGCAATGATGCAGGCGGCGGGCGCGAAGAAGCTGACCCTGCCGGAAGCATCGCTGTCGCTGCGTGACGGCAAGGCTGCGCTGCGTGTCGTGTCCGATGATGCGGTGCCGGATGCCTTTAAGGTCGCCAAGCTGACTACCTGCAAGACCGCGATCAACGCCGAATACGAAAATGCAACCACCCTCCCTAACTGGCTGACCCGCGATGAAGCGAAGCCGGTGCTGACCGTGAGGCGAGCATGAACGACATGTTTGCGGCACTTGCTGCCGAGTTTCCGCGCGAGGCCGTGCACTGGCGCGCGCAGACTGTGACCAAGGCTGGCGATAAGGCGCTTGCTCTCGCCTACCTCGACGCCCGCGACGTGATGGATCGGCTGGACGAGGTGTGCACCCCTGCCGGTTGGCGCAACACCGTTGTCGAGACCGCTAAGGGCCGGCTGATCGCTACCATCGAGATCAAGATTGATGGCGACTGGGTCGGCAAATCCGATGGCGCTGGCGACACGGCTGTCGAGGGCGACAAGGGCGGGATCAGCGACGCTCTCAAGCGCACCGCCGTCCTGTGGGGTGTGGGCCGCTATCTCTACCGCATGGATGCGGTGTGGGTGCCTTGCGAAAGTCGGGACTTCAACGGCAAAAAGCAGTGGACCCGCTGGACCGCTGATCCGTGGAACAGCGTGCGCCAGAAGCCACGCCTTGTATCGTCGCAGCCGTCTGGCGATCCGAAGATCAACGACACGCAGCGCGATTGGTTGATTCAGCACGCGGAAGCAAGCGTCGGCGTGGACCGGCTTCTCGCACAATACAGCAAGAAATCCATGAAGGACTTCACCGTGTCGGAGCTTACCGGCGCGCGTGATTGGCTTCGTGACGAGAAGATGAAGGAAGCGGCATAATGCGCGCCTCCGACTACAGCACGCTCGTACACGATCCTGTTGAGTACAACCGCGATATATACGGGCGTAGTGAACGCGAGCGCCTGCGCCGGATCAACTACACCCGCGCGGCACGTGGAACCCCGCTAGTTACGTCTTTGACAGACGTGCGGCTGCGCCGGCCGATGGAGATGCGGTGATGCTGCCGCGTCGTATCCCGAAGCCTGTCAAGCGGGCCAGTCGCTGGCGGTCACAGGCGCACTGCAAGTTTGTGCGCGAACACGCCTGCTCGTTCTGTGGCAGCACAGCGGGCATTGAGGTGATGCACGTTCGCCTCGGGTCTGGTGCGGGCATGGGGCAGAAGCCTGACGATTGGCGTACATGCAGCGCCTGCCGCGATTGCCATGCTCGCCAGCATAGCATTGGCGAGGAAACGTTCTGGCAGGGCCGCGACCGCGAAGGGCTGATTGCCGCTTTCATCAAGGCAAGCCCCCGCCAGCGTGAAATCGAGCAGACCATGCGGGACCGCGGGTTATGAACGGGCAGACGATCATCCTGCGCGGTGATAGCCAGCGCGACTTTGCGAAAGCGCTGATCAACCGCGCGCCCGATGACAGCGTGGTCAACATCCAGGCGGCGCGGCGCACCAACGACCAGAACGCCAAGATGCACGCCATGCTGTCGGATATAGCCCGCGCAAAGCCGCAGGGCCGTGTCCTGACCACTGATGTGTGGAAGGCTCTGTTTATGGCTGAGGCGGGCTTCCGCTGTCACTTCGAGCCGAGCCTAGACGGCACTGGCGTGGTCCCGCTTGGGTTCAAATCGTCCAAGCTGCGCAAGGCAGAATTTAGCGACCTCATCGAGTGCATTGCCGCGTTCGGCGCAGAGCACGGCGTCGAGTGGTCCGAACCGCACCCTTTCCAGTCGGAGTCACACTCATGACCACATCCCCAACCACCGATCAACCCGAGCTGCTGCCGTGCCCTAATCCTTGGTGCGCGTCGCACACGGACAATCCGGCGCGGCAAGAGGCGTACGCGCCCGTTGTGAAGGATTACACTGGCGGTTATTCGCGTGTTGTGTGCGCCGTCTGCCCGCTGATCGGTCCAGTGGGCAACGATGGAAGTGACGCCATCGCCGCCTGGAACACCCGCCTGACATCCACCACTCCTACTCTCGGGGACATGGTG